CAAGACTATCCCCCTATTTACATCCACAGAGGGAAGACTCACCACCTATGCAATTCGAACCGCAAATGGTGTGTTTGACGTCAAACTCAATGTTCGCGACAAGGACTACAACTCTCTCGTTCTGCGTCTACGTCCCCTCTGTGTTGCTAAAGCACAAGCTCTGTTCCCTGGAGTTCCATCAAGGATTGATGTGAACCACAAGATCGAAGGAATGGATGAAATGATCAACGCGTGCCAAGGATTACTGCAGAGTCTCGGAAACTTCTCACAAACCCTCGTGCAACGCTGTCTTTCGATCTGTTGCAAGATCTTCATTGCTCTCCGCGTCGGAACATCTGACCCCACAGTGCTCTGTGCATTGTTCGTCGACCTATTGTGCTCTCTCGACGTCACTTCTTCCTTGGCTCTCAATGCCTGGGAGTGTGTTAAGAGCCATACACCGGTTCTGTTTACTCTCTCGTCCCCAGCGCCCCGTGCCCAAATTGGAGTCGACGTGTTGACGAGTTTGGTCACTGTTGTTGCCGTGTGCTTCAGCACTGTGATTCTCTCTCGTTTGCCCAAGGAATGTGAGATTGCTTCGATGATGAAGTCAGTTACCAGTCTCGGTCAAGCCGTCCGTGGATCTTCCATGGCATTTGATGGCATCGGAAAAATCGTCGGCAAAGTTGTGTCTCACGTGTTTCAGGTCAAGTATGGCGTGCCAACGGAAATTGCGGAACTCGAAGTCTTCATGACTGGAATCCAACAGTGGTTCATCGATGTGCAACAACTCATCGAGCTCGAAACGTTTGATCGTCTCGATCGTGACCCGGCATTGTGTGCGCGAGTTCAAGAACTGTACCGCCAAGGATTTCAATTCACCCAGCAATCTGCAGCCCTCAAACTCGATCGCCAACTCATGCAGCCATTCAACATTCATTGGCAAGTTCTGCGCAAGTATTACGAGAAAGCCGGATCATCAAGTGCTTTCACAGGTGGACCTCGACACGAACCCCTCGTCATCTACATGTCAGGTGAATCAGGCCAAGGAAAATCTGGACTGATGTACTGTCTGGCTACAGAACTCCTTAAAATCGATGGAGTTCCCCGTGACATCAGTGGAAAACCCGACATCACTCAGGAAATCTACACTCGAACCGTGGAAACTGAGTACTGGGATGGATACAAGAACCAGCGGATTTGTCTTTTCGACGACATTTTCCAGATGATTGATACACCCGCCAACCCGAACCCCGAGATCATGGAGATCATCCGTACTGGTAACCTCACGAAATTGCCTCTCCACATGGCTGAGCTTACTGACAAGGGTGCTACATGCTTCAACTCGAAAGTTGTTATCTGTACATCAAACACACCCATTCATTCCTACTGTCCCCAGTCTATCACTGACGTGGTTGCACTCAAGCGCCGCGTGGACCTGAACGTTACTGTTCGTGCTCGCCCAGAATTTTGCTCTGTGAGAGGAGGACGGGTCGGACTGCAACAACAATTCCTTGATCGCAACAAGGTGCACAAGGTCTTCGGAACTTACATGCACCAAGATGTGTACCTGATCCAACTTGAAGACCCCATCTCTGGGGACGCCATTAAGATCGATGGCCAAAAATGGATTTCATACCGCCAGTTCGCCGCTATCGCTGCTGAGAAGTATGCGATGAAGTTCAAACAGTCAGCAGAAATGCATGACTTCCTTGCAGAGCTCGCTGCGTCTCCCCCAATCACAGCTCCTCCTGTTGCCCAAATCGGACTCCCCCATCTTCCGAAGTTCATCTCTGACTACTGGAAACCTCGTGGAGTTGACCCTGTGGAGTTTGCCCAAACTGACTTCGACCAGAACACGGTCCTCCTCAAGAACAAGGCTGAACTACTCTCACTCTCCTCAGCACAGATCTCTTCTGTTGCGAATGAAATTGAAGAACTGCGTTACATCTTTTCGGCTCCACTTGTCGAAGACATTTGGACCCATCGCCATCACCTCTTTCGCGAGAACAATGTCGACCTCTGGAAAACGATCGTGAATGGACATTCTTCGGACCTGTGGCATGCATCTGCTACTTCTGAGCTGACCTCCATCGCTCGTCGAAATCTCTTCATTGCGATTGATCTTGCCCCACTCGTCGCGGCTGTTGTCCCAAAGGAAACCACCCCTCTCCTTGACACCTTGAAGGAGAGTTCTCAGACCTTCTCCACCGTTGCTTTCGAGTGGATGAATAAAGTTCGTGCTATCATCAAGGAACACCCTCTCCTGTGCGCTGTCGCTGCCCTCGTCCCACTCCTTCTCTATGGAGTCTATCGTTGGCTTGGAGCAGAGAAGATCAAGAAAGTTGACATGATCCATTCGGAATTGGAAACCTCTACGCAACGAGTGAAGCATTCTCACGACTGCCTCAAGTGCTCCAAGACCTTCGAGCACACGCACGTCATTTATGACGTTGAAGCGAGCATGAAAGATCTGCCTATTTGTGGCCGATGTGCTCCCACGACCGAAGCCCTCTTCGATGAAGCGGAACAAACCATCAGCTTCTCTCATCGTAACGTACTTTCAACTGAAAGTGTCGATGTGAGGACTTTTTCCAGCTTCTTTTCGAACGAACAGATGGATGACCTCAAGAAGAGTCGCGTGAGCGACCATATCTTTGAGGAGTTGTCCACTTCAGGAGATCCGAAAACGAAGAAGCGTGTCATCCGGGTCCAACTCACGACCTCGGGAGATCCGAAGACTGCTCGCAGGAAGAAAATCACTGTTGAAGCTGAGTTTCGAAGTGACGAAGGCGCCCATGAGGTGTCTGAGAAAGTTCGGAACAACATGTACCAAATCGCTGTTGGCGATGGTGTAAACTTTCCGTCAGCACTGAAGATCGTCATCCTCATCGGAAGAATTGGGCTTACTGTTGCCCACCTGGCCCCATACCTTGAGCGAAACTCTCACGTGAAGCTCACTAGCGCATCCATGCCAGAAGGAATGATCTTTAAGACCTCGGAACTCGTGTGCCACCAAGTCGTTGGACGCGATGGTGCATCAAAGGATCAACTCCTGATTGCTTTCCCAAAGCGTTTTGTAAACCACCCTCACATTCTCAAGCATGTTGCCACCTCAAAGGACATGTCAGTGAGTAAGCTTCCAGTTGTCCTCGTGAACCCCAGTTGCAAGAGTGTCGTCTACCTGAAATACGGAGTCGCCACGGCGCACGACAAACCCATGGTGTACCTTGATGAAGGAGATCGTGAACTGAATGTGCGGTCGTACTACTCTTACGAGTTTGAGACGGCCCCTGGTGATTGTGGAAGTGTCATGGTCGGCATTGGAAAAACCATTCAACACAAGATCATGGGAATTCACATCGCTGGAGATGTTGGTCGAGGTTACGGATCCCCCCTGAACCTTGCTGACATTGAAGACGCTCTCAAAAAGTTCCCTGCTCAAGCTCAGATTCAGCTTGATTTGGATCCGCTTTTGAACAAAGCGACATCTCAGATCACCATGCCTGAAGGAAACTTCGTGTGCGTGGGGGAACCCATCTACACCGTTCCCCGTCCCGTCAAGACGAAGTTGCGCGAAAGCGTTATCTTCGAGCAGATTGCGGAAGCAACTACTGCACCCAGCGTTCTCACCAACGTCTGGAAGAATGGAGAACTTGTCGACCCCCTCATGAAGGGATTGAAGAAGGCTGGTTCCATCCCGCCTGCAATTGATTCTGATTTACTGGCTGCCTGTGTGAATGATGTCTCTCGCCTACTTTCGGACAAAATCGATCCTGATCACCAGCGTGTCCTTACGAATCAAGAAGCCGTCGCCGGAATTGAGTTGGACGATTTTGCCCCTGGCATCACGCGAACAACTTCCCCCGGCTTTCCGCTGGTGCGTGAAGGCAAAGGACCTGGCAAAGGCAAGCAGAAATGGCTTGGTACCGATGAATACATCCTGCCGGAAGAAATCGAAGCGGAGATGACCCTGATCGAAGCGAATGCTGCCAAAGCGATTCGAACGCCTACCATCTGGACTGATACCCTCAAGGACGAACGTCGCCCTCTTCAAAAGATCTACGACGTCAAGACACGAGTGTTCTCTGCGGGACCAATGTGTTACACGTTGGTTTTTCGTAAGTACTTTCTTGGCTTTGCTGCGCATTGTGCGCAAAACCGCATTCACAACGAAATTGCGGTCGGAACGAATGTCTATTCAATGGACTGGCATCGTATTGCAGAAAGCATGCAAAGCAAAGGCAAGAAAGTGATCGCTGGAGACTTCTCCAACTTCGACGGAACTCTCGTCAGTGAATTCCTGTGGGCGATTCTCGACATCATCAATCAGTTCTATGATGATGGTGAAGAGAACGCGCTCATTCGGGAAGTTCTCTGGTGTGAGATCGTCAACTCTGTCCACGTCTTTGGAAACTCTGTCTACATCTGGACACATTCTCAACCGTCTGGATGTCCCCTGACCGCGATTATCAACTCCATCTACAACTCGCTCTCGATGCGGTACGTGTGGATGCTCGTCGTTCCCCAGGAACTGAAGAACATGCAAGCGTTTCGACGCTATGTCGCAATGATCGCCTATGGAGATGATAACATCGTGAACATCTCTGACCACGTCATCGAGATCTTCAACCAGGTCACTATCGCTACTGGTTACGCCACATTTGGCATGACTTACACCGATGAAGCCAAAAGTGGAGAACTCATCCCCTACCGTTCTCTCAGTGACATCAGCTTTCTCAAGCGGACGTTTCTGCGTGAAGCTTCTGGTCTGTACCGTGCTCCTCTCTGTCTGGAGACTGTGTTGGAAATGACGAACTGGATTCGTGGAGATCTGGACCGAGAGGAAAAGACTCGTGAGAACATCGAAACTGCTGCTTTCGAGCTCAGTCTGCATCCCGACGCAGTGTTCCACGAATGGATCCCCAAGTTTCGAGCTGCCGGGAAAACGCTCGAATACCAACCGCTGCTCATGACTCTTCCCGAGTTTCGGACCTCTGCTCTCCTCAAGATCCAAGGTCTGTGTGCCGCATCCTAAATCCTTCTCCAGGGGCTTGTTCTCATTCGCCGTACGAGACAAGCAGCAATGCCCGATGGAAGGTTACTTGTACAATTGATGTTGTTTGAGTAAGTGGAGAATTTGTTTTACATGTTCTATTGATTAATGTGTGCCACTTTAAATATAGGCTATTAATCCGGCGCTTTAGAGTAAGAAGTTTGACTCAACCTTACAAGTTAGTAAACTCAAGAAGTCGCTACAAATATTGAAAATCTTTCTTCTGATACCCTAGATACTCAACAAGTGACTACTTTTGCCGATGATTCCACCCTTATGGAATACTCTAAACCTATGATTTCTAAAGATTTACAGTGGATAGCTATGGGAGATGAATCTAAAATGCATTCTATTAAAGATATTTTGGCTCGTCCTGTCTTAATCAAACAGGGCGAATTTCAGAGTACTCCCCTTTCTGCTGAATTGGGTGGGTTTAAATTTAAATTCCCTGATATTATTCTCCAAAGTTCTCCAAATGTTGTAGATAAATTGAATTATTTTGCATATTTACGTGCGAATGTGTGTGTGCGTGTTTTGATTAACGCTACTCCATTTATGAGTGGTCGTTATTGGATGTTTTTCGCTCCTTTTGATTCTACGTGTAATCG